AGGCCGTCGCGAAACTCCTTCGCCGTGATGTCGCCTTCGTCGAACTTGGTGTTCAGCGCCTCGTCCTCGGCGTCGAAGCTGGCCAGAAGCTCGTCGGCTTTCTCCGGGGCCGCGCCACGAATGAGCGGCAGCGGCGCTGCTTCCGGCGCTTCTGGCTCGACAACTTCCTCAAGCGCCGCGACCGAAGCTGCCGGGTCGATGGCGTCGCGAATGTCCGTCTCGCCGGCCGCTGCGGCGGCGATCGCGGCGTCGTCTTCGGCCAGTGCGGCCTTTTCCTCGGCGGTCAGGCCGTCATCGTTGGGTTCGTCTACCATGTGATTTGTCCTTGAGTTTGAAGTGCGTCAGACGATCTGCCAGTCGTTGGCGGTCAGGTCGTCGCAGCACGGTCCCCACTTAAAGAATGTGGCGTCCGTGAAGACGATGTAGACAGTTCCAGTGTCCCATTCCTCGCTGCGATCCGGCATGAGCACGAGCTTTATTTCGTCCGCCCAGCCGGACCGCCAAACGCTATGGCCTTCCTTGAGCGCCGCGAGCGCGTGGCCGAACGAAAGCGCGTCGATCGGCTGATAGGCCGCCTCGAATTGCTCCTTGGGCGACCACGACACATAGCCGGCCCGGCCCACGACGTTGGGCTTGCCGCCGTCATGGTATTCAACCAGATAGCCGTCATCCTCGCCGTTTTCGTCGGACGGCAGTTTCCATCCGCGAAAGTCATTGTATTCGGCGCGCGTCATCAGTTCGGCGGCGAGGCGCTTGGTGCCGTAATAATGCTTGGTCATCGTCATTCTCCATACGGTTCTGGTTGCGCGCGGATCAGTCTTCGAAGATGCACCAATCCTCGGCGAGCATGTCGGTCTGCGAGGCGAGCCACCCCATGAGGATTTCGCCCGTCGCCGTCTTCATGGTGAAGCACGGAAGCACCTTGGCGAAACCGCCGTTCAATCGTGCGTATTCGCTGTTGTGCTTCGACCAGAAATTCTCAAAGGCAATCTCACGCGGTCCATTGGGTCCGCTCAACGCGACCCACATGCCCTTGCCATTCCAGCCGGCGCGCGCGGCACGCTTGCCTTCCTTCATGGCTTCGATGGCGTCGCCGAATGTGTGGTTCATACTCATCGTCTTTTGCCTTTGGTTTTCGGTCGGGCCAGACAGAGCCGGAACGCGCGATAGTTGATGCCGTCGAGATGCGAGTCCACGTGCCCGATGTTGGTGGCTATCCGCGCGTCCTTCACGCTCTCCAAGATCGTCGCCACGTCATAGGCGGTGATCGTCTTGTCGAGCTTTAGGGACGCGATAGCCGCCGCGCGTTCAAAGCTCTGCTCGATGCCGCCATAGGACGCGCCGCGATCGTCAATCAGCTTCGCGGCGCGCTTGAGGATCGCCTTCGGGTTCACGCGCAGCCCTCGTTCGAGACTTCATCTGCCCAACTTGGTTTGTTGAGGATCATGTGGTGCGGATATTTCCCGCGAATGTTGCGCGAGAAGTGCGACCCGACTGAACTGGCCGTGGTCAGTTCGAAATGCGCGTGCGGCGACACGTCGTCGTAGGCGTAGTGGTGCGTCCCGGTGTGGAACTTGACGTAAAGCCGGCTGTTCGGCTCGTCATAGTCGATGTGGGAAATCAGCTTCGACTCGACTTCTTTCCAATTCCGCTCACTCACTTGGGCTGCTCCTGTGGTTCATCTTGGGCTTGCTCGTCGCCGGCTTGCTCAACGGTTTCCTGCTGGGCGTCGGGATTCGGTCTGATGCGCTTGGCTGCGGCGTTGCGCGCCGCGTCAGCCTGGACGGCTGCTTGCTGCTTGGCCGCCGCCTGCTGCTGCGCTGCTTGCTGCTGCGCCTGTTGCTGCGCGGCGGCCTGCTGCTTGGCCTGCTCGGCCTGCATGGCCTGATTGCGCTGCTGGTCGTCTTCCTGCTCGGAGCGCGAGACGAACCCGGCTTCGTGCAAGACGCCATCGGCTACGGGAACGGCCGGCGGCGACTGGATCATGACCAGAGCCGCTTCGAGCGCCGCTGCTTGCGTCTCGACGTTGAGCCCGGCGATGGCGGCGATGATGCGCTTGGCGTCCGCGCCAGTCTTGGCGGCCATTGCGCCCTTGGCCTGCGCTCCTGCCTGCAGATCGGCCAGCTTCGCTTTCATGAGGTCGGTCTGTAGCTGCTCGGCCTCGGCCTTCTTCTGCGCCTGCTGCTGCTCTTGCGGCGTCGGCCCTTCCGCATCTGGATCGCGCATTCCGGTGACGGCGCGGATGCGCTTGACCAGTTCGTCGCGGTTCGGGATGTCCATGTTCTCGACGATCAGGTCGATCATGGTGGCGACAAGCTGCGGAGCGACCGGCGCAAGCTCCTTCAAGAGCGCGACCAGTTCGTCCGTCGCGGACTGACGCATCGTCATCTGCCAGTCGGCTTCCGAGATGATGAAGTCCGCCTTGGTGTGTGAGATGGCGTTCTCCGGCAGGCCGTCGTTGATCTTGATGTATTCCGGCGTGCCGCGCATGTTCGTGATGCGGAAGTCCTTGGTCTCGGTGAAATATTGCTCCACGAGTGAAAGCTGCTTCTCGCCGCTCTTTTGGAAGGCAAACCGCAAATTGTCGAATAGGTCGGCGGTCGCGAGCGATCCGCTGTTTTGCATGGTCTGGAGTGCGACGCCAGATTGCTGGCCCGTGCTCTTTCCCATGTTGGCTTCGGTGACGCCAGATATTGAATACATGAGCGAAATGGCGCTTGAAAAGATTTGCAGATGCGACGCCTCAAGCCCGCGATCCGCGTTCAGAGTAAGCTCCTTGCCGGGCTTCTTGACGATTATCGCGTCGGGGCGCGCTACTTCGTCCTTGAATGCGTCGAGGTCATCGACCGCGCCTTCGTCCATAATCGTCTTGGACGTGTTCAGGATGTGCAGCGCCTTCGACGCGCGCTTGTTGATGTCGTCGTTAATGTCGCGAAGCCCGCGCGCCACGCCGTAGGGCAGTCCGGTTCGCCCGCGAATGTTCGCCCAAATTGGCGTGAACGGAAAGTTGTTGTGGCGATATGGCGACATGGAAACGTGAAGCAAGCCCTTCGGCGTCATGATCGCGACGTGCATCCGCATCATGACCTTGCTAACGATCACGGCCTCGCCGCCCTCGATGCTCCTTTCGTGGCCTGGGTGTCCTTCGATGAACATCTCGCCGTGGAAGTCGCCGCCCTTGAGACGCGGAACCTCGACCGGCATTCTGAACCACATTTCGATAATGCGAACGCGATCACGGCGATAGGCATTGTCCTCGCGCTCGGCGCGATAGCTGTCATTCTGAACTTCGATGGTGTCCATCGCGACGTCGCCGAACTGCAAGTCGTGGAGCATACGATCCACTTCCAGCGCCGACTCGCGCAGCATATCCGCGCGCTTGGGGAACATGGCCATGGCGATGTCTAGGTCTACCCATTTCGTTCGGGTGACATAACGGCGGTCGGACATATCCGGCTCGACGCCCGCTGAATCCCAAAGGATGTTGCGCCAGCTTTCCGTGCGGACATATACCGGCTCGCCGTCGTCTTCGTCCTGCACGCCTTCCTCAAGCCAGCCGACGCCGACGACAACCGCGTCCTTGAACGCGCGTGACTTGGAGAAGCTCTCACTGTTCACGTCGTCTAGATATTTCAGCAACTCGGTCTTGCGCTGGGCGGCCTTGCCATCCTCCTTGCGGCGCGGGAGAACCTTGAACTGAGTGCGGGCGCGCTTCTCTGTCCCGGTGATCCATTTGATGACGGTCGCCATGATGTTGTAGACGAGTGGCATTTGGCCGCGCTCTTTGAGAGTCGCCTTGTCTTCCTCGGACCACATATGATTGTCGTAGGCGTCCTCGTCCTTGGCCTGCTCCCAGCGGTTTATTTCCTGCCGGCGAAGCTCGCGGACGTAGTTCGACATGAGGCGACTGTGAAGCGCAACCATCTTCTCGCCATCGAGGGCGTCGGTCGCCTTCGTGGTGGTTGAGTCCTCTGCCTTCGGGATTTTGCCGTCAGCCTTCTTGAGCCTCTGGGTGCCGTCGAGTTCGGCTTGGTCAGTGAACATTGGGGAATCTCCAGCCGGCGTCCTCAAATTTCTCGATAATCCCCGCTCGGAACATGCGGAGGAAGTCTGGCAATCTGTATTCTTCCAGGCTCATGCCTTGATACATGATGGATTGGTCGTTCTTTTCGCCGTCCTCATAGTTCGGCCCGTAGACGATGATCCTCATGCGAACCAAGCCGTCCTCAAAGTCCACGAAGACTTCCTCTGCCATCGAGCAAACAGCGCGGCGCTTAGACATTTTCGGAAATCTCCGCGTGGTGTTCCCTGCCGTTTTCATCCGTGCGAATGGCGTCCGCGACGACGACGCGATCCAGCACTGGCTTTGGCGGCATTGAGATGAGGTCGCTGAGGCAGTCACGGATTGCCGATCCGATCCTGTGAAGCGCGGTAATGTCGAAGTCGTTGAAGCCGAGGCTGTAGGCGAACGCAATCGATGCGCGGGCGCAATGCCTGCCGTCGCCGCCTTCCTCGCTCCACAGGTGCGCGTTGGCGAGCGGAACAACGCACGGCGCGTAGTTGTCGTTGCCGAAGCGATTGGTTGGAACGAGCGCGAGCGCCGGGCGCTGCTCTTTGCCGAACCACGTTCCAAATACCGTGATGTCGCCGTATCGACGGCTGAACCACGTCTTTGTGAGGTCGAGGTCGTAGCGCGGCGAGAGGTTCGTCATGGTCATGATCCGTTGTGGCCGAAACCGTTGGTGGTGGGATAGTGCTTCGGATCGAGCCCGGCGAAGCCTACTGGTCCGCTTATGCCGGCTGTCGGCTGCACCGGCTGCAATGCGTTCTGCACGAAGATCATCGCTTCATGGATGGTCGACGACGCGAACAGCGGTTCGTCGATCATCCCCAGGTGTGGATTACATGAGCGCACCATGAAGCCGCCATTCGGCAGTCTGGAAATCTTCAATGATTGATGTTGTGTCATTGCCAGGGCTCCATCTTCGCCATCGCGTAAAAGAGATTGGCCGCCCATATGACGGCTGCGGAAACGCCGAGGATGGCGAAGATGTTGGCCTTCGTTCGATCGCTCATTTCAGCCATCCTTCCACGATCATAAGTTCGGTTGCGTCTCGCGCGCGCATGGTTCTGAGAACGGCGAACGGCCCTTTGCCGTCCGGTAGCATGAAGCGGTGATAAACCTCGAAGTTGACGTAATCAGTCATGTCGCTCGCGGTCTGCCAATGCTTCTTTGGCTCGATGTCCTTTGGAACGACGCAACGGAACACAGTCATGTCCAGCACATGCTTTCCGTGCATCGATCCGCCAACGCAGCGCATCAAGCTCATGGCCGCCACTCCCTGCAAACGATCATCACGCCAATGATGAAAGCCGCCCCGATGGTCGCGATGGCGCAGTCGCGAAGGAATGTGAGGATGCCGACGATCATGCCACTGCCGCCTTCTTCGGAACCGGCATTGCGCCGCCGCTCGGTCCACCGCCCTCGAACGGCCATTTCGGAACCGGCCGCGTGTAGTGATCCAGCTTCACGCGAAGGCGGCGGGCCGCTTCGTCGATCATTGCCGGCGATAGCACATGGTTCGGTCCGATCTGCGCGACATCGACGATGGCGACTGGCTCCGCGCCCGGCACATAGACGATCTGGATATGCGCGTCATAGATCGTGCGTTTCTGGCTCATGCCGCCATTCCCGATAGGTTCGTGCGCTTTATGCGCTGTAGCGGAACGAAGCTCACCTTCGCGCTCTGTCCCCATTGGCGAAAAGCGTCGGCGGCTTCCGAGTCGGTGTTGTGCTTCGGCTCGACCTTCCAGCACCCGAGGCGCTTGTCCCATTCCTTGCGATAGCTCGCGAGGTGCGCGAGGCCGGCGGCGCATTCCGTCTCGTCGAAATACGCTTGGCTGAACATGTCGCGCGTCTGCTGAATGCCAGTGATCTTGTTGTCGATGCGCGGGACTATCTCGAACTTCCACCCCGGCGCGAGCTTCTCCAACATTTCCTTGGGAGACTCATTGACCGTGCCTTGCTGGCGCTTGTGTTCGGCGTCGTGCGGTAAGAAGTGCGTTCCCCAAACCAATCCGCGCGCCTGCAATCTCGAAACGAAATAACCGAAAGTTTCATCCCAACCTTCGTCAAAGCCGACAAAGCGATGCTCGGCTCCAATCTTCTGGTGAAGCCAAATAGCCGCGCCGTCTCGTGCGCCAATATCCCAATACGTATTGACGGGCACATGCGAAACGAGCGGGACTCGGCCAATGCGGCCAGAGCGTCGAGCAGCGGCCAACTGCACGGCATAGTAGGTTCCCTCGGTCGATTGTTGGAAGGCTTCGTCCGGCGTGCTCGGATACTCCTGCCACATCATTTCGACGTTGCCAGAGAAGTCCGTCGCGCATGTCGAGCAATACCAAGCCCGCTGTCCGATGGTTAGTTTGGTCCCCTGCTTGGCCTCGACGCCATCGAAATACTCGTGGTCTTTGGCTGTAATGATGACGCCTTGGGGGGAGACCTCGTATTCCGGGTTGTCGTGCCAAGCAGAGAAGGTGAACCGATAGTCACGCGCGGTGAGCACTCGGTCTTTGTCGTCGGCCAATGCGCGGGCGCGCTTGGTCATGTTGAAAAACTCGCCGCTCTGTCCTTCGCTCGTGCTCTCGATGACGATTATGCCGTCGAGCGGGACCGCCGGGAGCGAGCCGGTGATGACTTCGCGCGCCTTGTCGGGGTGCTCCGCGCCGATCTTGCCAAACTCGCTGACATGCAAGCGATGGATCGTGCCTGATCGCATCGACGTGCCGACGCGGATCGACGAGTTGTTGTGGGCGAACAGAAGCTCGTTCGCGCTGTCGCGGGCGAGCGGGCATTGCGCTCTGATTTCGTCTGGCAGGCGGTCGTATGCGAACTTCACCTTGTCGCGGAAAATGACTTCGGCCTTCTCGCGGTCCTGGGCGATGATGCCGCAACGCTGGTCTGGATTGAACAGCGCGTGATCGAGCCAGATGATCGCGATGAGAGTCGTGTAGCCAAGCTGACGCGCCTTCAAAATTATGTTGCGCGTCCACATGCGAGCGAGGAAGCGGCGCTGCGCCCGGTTCGGAATGAACGGAATCGTTGTGCCGTCGCCGAGGTCTGACTTAGGCATAATGACATACAATTTTCCGCTACATACTCTCCACAATGGACTACTCATAGCCCACTCAAGTTCAGCGGCAGTTTTAGGTTCAAAAGCAATCG